GTATGACTATTGGACGTTCACTGGTAATGGTTCGTTGAATGTTGTTACTGCTGGTTATGCGGATGTGCTGGTCGTCGGTGGCGGTGGAGGCGGTGCATTCGGCAGCGACAATACAAGGGTCATAGGTGGTAGCGGGGCGGGTGGCGTATTTTCTGGAAGTAATGTCTATCTGCCAACTGGTTCTCTCACAGTAACCGTTGGGGGCGGTGGGGCAGCCGCTACCACATCAAATACGCATGGCGGTATTGGAAATCCGTCACTAATACATACATACTTTTCGCCCGGAGGCGGCCCCGGCGCTAATGGGCTTGGAAGTGTGCCAGCACTTTCGGGTGGTTCTGGCGGTGGTGGAAGTCAGACTGGGGCAGCCGGATCAGGTTATTCAGGCTATGGAAACAGTGGGGGCGCTGGTAGGTCAACTGCGACGATAGCCGCTGGTGGGGGTGGTGGCGCTGGCGCTGTTGGTGGTAGTGCAACATCCGGTGTCGGCGGTAACGGTGGTGCGGGTGTTGCAAGTTCTATCACTGGCGCAAGCGTTACTTATGGTGGCGGCGGTGGTGGTTCAGCCGCAACTCCGGGCAGTGGTGGTTCTGGTGGCGGTGGTGCTGGTCTTGCATCCGGGGCAGCAACGTCGGCACAAAATGGTACTGCTAATACTGGCGGCGGTGCTGGTGGTGTTGGTTCGACTTCTGGTGCTGGTACTTCAGCAGGTGCTGGCGGTAGCGGTACTGTCATTGTTCGTGTTGCACGCCCAGTAAGCGTCGCCGCTGGCGGTGCCGTCACATCGAACACAGCGACGGGAACGTACACGTCTGGTGCAGCGACGTATGACTACTACTCGTTTACGGGTAATGGGTTGTTGGATGTGGTTCGTGCGGGTTTCGCTGATGTGTTGGTGGTAGGGGGAGGGGGAGGCGGTGGTCGTTTCGCTGGTGGAGGTGGCGGTGCCGGTGGTCATTTGTACGCAACCAACGTTTACCTAGCGGCAGGAACAGCAACTATCCGTGTCGGTGCTGGCGGTGCCGGTGGCGATCTAGCGGCAGCCGTGTACCCGAGCGGACAAAGCGGAAACTCCTCTGGCATTGGTGATTACATTGTGGCCCCCGGTGGCGGCGGCGGTGGTGGTGCTGGCAAACCCGGCACTAACGGTGGTAGCGCCGGTGGTGGCGGCGGTGGTGCTAGCGCGCAGGGGGGTGGTACTGCTTTCGTTCCGCAAGGAAACAATGGTGGGAACGGCAATACTGCTGGCAACACACCGGGAGGTGGCGGCGGTGGTGCTGGCGCGGTTGGTAGTAACGCAACGAGTACGACAGCGGGTAACGGCGGCGCTGGTTTGGCTAACAGTATTACCGGCTCGTCCGTTACTCGCGCTGGCGGTGGCGGTGGTGGATCGGCGGGTGGCACAGCCGGAACCGGGGCCGATGGCGGTGGCAACGGAACAAATAGCAACACCACTGCTGGTTCAGCAACCGCGAATAGTGGCAGTGGCGGCGGTGGTGGAGGCCGCGCAACGGGAGATGGTGGAATCGGCGGCGCTGGCGGTTCCGGCATCGTAATCATCCGTATCCGCCAATCGTGATACAATAAGTTGTGCCCCCTTTAATCGGTGATAAGCCTCTTACGCCAGCGGAAAGATCACGCCGTTGGCGTGAGAGGAATCCCGAAAAAGCAGAACAAACATGGAAAACTTGGCAAAAAAATAACAAGGAAAAAGCGCGGGAAAGTAGTCGTAAACATTACTACAAAAACCGCGAACGGGAAATAGAACGCAACGCCAAGTACCGTGAAGAAAATCGGGACAAGGTTCGTTCAACTGCCAAGAAGTCCTATAACAAGAATCGTGAAAAGAATCTTCTTCGTGCACACCTGAGGAGGCACGAGAAGTTTGAGTTCCTTGTGACCGATAAGGAACTTAAACGTTTGTACAGTCAACCTTGCGCGGCATGTGGGTCAACAGAGAACCAAACCGTTGATCATATTATCCCGTTTAGTAGGGGTGGTCGCTATTCCATTGGCAATCTGCAGACTCTCTGCCTTGACTGTAATGTCAAAAAAGCAAACAGGACGATAATGGAGTGGCGACTTAACAGGGTCGCTAAACGTAAACGCAAAACAGCGTAGGAAAGGAATACCAAGTGGCACATGCAGCCAGGATCGACGATGATGGAATCGTCCGTGAGGTGCACGTAATTAATAATAGTGACCTTCCCAATAACGGTGAGTTTTCTCCTGAGGTTGAGCAGGCACTTAATGATTTCCAGCACAAGTTGGGTCTTGTGGGAAACTGGAAACTAACTTCTTACAACTCCAATTTCCGTGGCCGTTACGCCGGTATCGGCTACAAGTATGACGCAGAGTTGGACGAGTTTGTGGCTCCTGAACCCCCCGCCACTGAGGAAGCCTAAACCCGTTCGCACAGCGCCCTGAGCATGGCGAAAAACTGCTCTCTTTTTCATGCCCTGATAGCGGAGGAACCCGTTGAGTGTAGACATTTCGGAAGACGTAGTTGAGGAACTTGGCACGTCCCTGTCTGCCTCTGAGGGTGCCGGTTCGTTCGGTCCTGACTCCATGAGATGGGACTGTTCTATTGGTGGTTTGAAGTTCCTGTTCGGCAACAATGACCAGTTCCCTATGACCCGCCAGACGGCACAGTTCCGTCGTGAACGTATCGACACTGAACGTAACCCTGGCGAGCAGTCACTGGAGAACGGCCTGTGGATCAGGTCACAGGCGTCGTGGCATTACGGTGCCGGGTTGTCTTCGGCGGAGCCGCTGGAGGTTAACTCTGAGGAGGCGGCATTCCGCTACTACCAGGGTGGTGGCGTTGACCCGTGGACACCAGGCCAAGTGCAGTTGCTGAACCAGACCGCCTCGGTGTTCGCCCAGTCTGCAGCGTCGGGTCAGCAGTTGCTGGGTGTGGAGACTGGTGTTCTTCTTGCTTACGCAGCGAACCTCACGTACATCACGAACGCCGGTGCCTCGACCGCTGTGTCGTGGGGTGGCACTAACACGATCTTTTCTATCACGGACACGGGCCAGGTTTACTTGGTGTCTGACGTGGTTGGTATCTGGAAGGGTACTTTGCCGTCGTCTAACGGGTCAAAGATTTACAACAAGTACTACGGCACACCGACGTATTCGCTCACGCGGTGGGTGAAGTCTCGTTTGATGTATGCGGAGAATCAGGGCATTTGGGAGATCACGGACTTGTCTCCGTCGTCAGCCACGCTACCTACACCTTTCTTCGAGAACCCTAACGCTGGCTGGCGTTGGACTGATTTCGCTGACGGACCTAACGCTATCTATGCCGCTGGATACTCTAAGGAGTCTAGCCAGATCTACAAGATCGGTGTCACTTCTGACACTACTGGTGTGGATCTTGCTGTGCCTGTGGTTGTGGTGGATATGCCTCGCGGTGAGGAAGTTATCTCCATGTACTCCTACGTGGGGTCGTTCATTGTTGTGGGTACTACTGCCGGTGTCCGTATCGCCCGGATCGAATCCGATGGTTCATTGACTCTCGGGCCGCTGGTGTTTAACGGTAAGCGTGTCCGTGACGCTGTTGGTTTCAGCGAATACTTGTATGTCACGTACGAGGATGGCGTGGACCGTGGTGCCCGTACCTATGGTGCGGGGTTGCGTCGCATCAACCTTGGTCAGATTTTGAACCGTGACCCGCTGTTGTTTGCGTGGGCTAACGATCTCACGGCACCTACTAACTTTGATGGTGCGGCAGTGTCGGTGACTGTTGCTGGCGGGAAACTGTGGTTCGCTGTTGACGGTGCCGGTGTGGTTAAGGAGCAGGACACGTTCGTGTCGTCTGGCTGGATTGAGACTGGCCGTATCCGCCTTGGCACGATGGAGAAGAAGGCGTGGCGTGACCTTCGCATGATCGCCCCCGACGATTTGACTGGCTCTGTGGCTGGTAAGGCTTCCGTGTTCGGTACTACCTCTCCTGCTACGTGGGAGACTGTGTTGACGTTGCAGCCGGGTACGACGGATGGTTACGGGAAACTGAACGCTGCGGCACCGGGCACGGCGACGGACTTGTATCTGGCGTTTAATCTCACGTCTACTTCGGATAACACGAGTAGTGCCAGGTTGACTGGATACCAGGTGCGTGCTGTCCCTGCCCCGCAGAAGACGGAACTGGTGAAGGTTCCGTTGTTGATGTTTGATTTCGAGACTGACAAGCAGGGCGCTAAGTACGGTAAAGAGGGTAACGCTTTCGCTAAGTTCACTGCGTTGAAGCAGATGGAGCAGTTGGGTGCGACTGTTGCGTTTAATGATTTCACGACTGGTGAGGTGAAGGAAGTGTATGTTGAGGAGGTCACCTACTACAGGTTGACTCCTCCGTCGTTGGGTAACCGGAAGGGTTCTGGTGGTATTTGCATGGTCACGATGCGGACAGTGTAGATGCAACCGAACGATATTGTTTCCCTCGTTTTCGCTTCGCTTTCGATTCTTGCTTTGCTGCTGGGTGGCTTGGGCTGGTGGATTAAGACGAAGATTCGTGACGCCACGTACCAGATTCAGCCGAATAGTAATGGCGGTAAGTCGCTGTCGGATCTGCACTTGAAGGTTGATTCTATTATTTTGGATGTTCAAATGTTGAAGTCTGCCGTGTTGCAGATTGAGGACGATATTGAGGAGTTGCGGTGATCGGTAAGTGGCTTAATGATCGTGAGGTTCGCAAGTGGCTGTATGGGGTATCATTGACTGTTATCCCGTTGCTGGTTGCGTATGGAGTGATTGAGGGTGATGATGCCTCCCTTTGGGTTGCTTTGGTTGGCAGTGTTCTTGCTCCTACTGTTGCCCTTACTCACTTGACCCCGAAGGATAAGTAGTGTCCGATAAGCGGACGATTAAGGGTTGGCCGGTTATCAGATCCGGTAATGACCCGTTGTTGAAGGAGTTCACGGTTCCGGGTACGAAGCGGAAGTTGCGTCTTCGGAAGGACGTGGGCCCGTACCTTGTGGCTTTCGCGTCGGAGTACCACCAGCAGATTGCCCCGATTGATGAGGGCACGTTTGATGATTGGGCTTGGTCTCCTGTCCGTGCTGGTCGTGCATCCAAGAACATTAGTGATCATTGTGGTGGGGTGGCTATTGATTTGAATGCCACGAAGGAAGGTTCCCAGTCTCGGTCGAATGTGTGGTGGAAGAAGCATCCGGTGAAGGCCCTGAAGATGAGGGCTCTTCTTCGGAAGTACCGCCTGCTGGAGTGGGGTGGGGATTACAAGAACTTCTATGACCCGATGCACCTGGTTATTCATACCCCTGATGTGAAGTTGGTTAAGTCTGAGATGAAGCGGTTAGGCATCCTCCCTAGCGGAAAGATTAAGCCCCAACCGTAGTTTGTGAACTTGTGAAATTGACCCCCTGGTCCCTAGTGGATTGGGGGGTCTTTTTCTTGTCTCTAGGACTGGTCACCAGATGCCCCAAATATCAAAATATAGACAATCTGAGACACTTTCCAGTCTATCGGGTACACGGTTTAGGGTACGGTAAGTTAACCCC